TTAGTCCTCATTTTGGCTACCCTCCTCGGGGTGGTTAGCCAGATTTGTTCCCGTTTCGCGCTTCGGCAGACGCTTCATGGCCTGCCCCGCGAGCATCTTTTGCTCCGCCGCGCGCGTGTAACGAGAGACCTCTGATTCCGTCCGGTGGCCGGTCACGGCTTTGATCTGCTGATTGGTCGATCCGCCCTCGGCGAGCCGCCGCGCGATCGCTTTCCGGAGGCCATGGGCGGAGCACTGCGGCAATCCGGCCTCGTCGCAGCGGTCCCGAAACCAGTTGCCGAAGCCGGCGTTGCTGAAGGGCTTGCCGTACTCAGTGACGAGGAACGTCAGGTTTTCGCGAGGGGTGCCGGCGATCACGCGCTCCAGCTCGGCGTGGAGCGGGATGTCGAGCGATTCTCCGGTCTTCTGCTGCCGGACCTTGATCCCGCCACGGCTCACGTGCTGCCAGCCCATCCGGACGACGTCGGAGCGCCTCTGGCCGGTGTAGAGCATCAGCGCCATGGCCAGCCGCGCCTTGGAGCCGATGGGGTGGCGCGCCTCGAACTGGGCGATCTCCTCCTCCGACCAGGTGTGCAGGCCATCGTTCTTGATGCGGAAGCCGCGGATGCCGATCGCCGGGTTGTCGCGGCGCATGCGCTCGTCGACCGCGAAGGTGAGCAACGTCTTGAGGAGCTTCAGGAGGTTGTTCGCGGCGCTCGGCCGGTCCGACATTCCGCCGATGATCGCCTTGATATGGTGGCGCTCCAAGCCCGCCACGGGCTTCGCGCCGTGCTTCAGGCGGAACGCCTCCAGGCGGCTCCGCACGTTGCGCTTGCTGCTTGCGGCCAGTCCCGTGAAGAGCGCATCGCGGTAATAGCGGACGATCAGGTCGTCGAGCGTGCCCGGCTTCGTGCGAGAGGCTCCCGGCTCGATCTTCGGCGCGGCCATGCGATCGAGGCAGGCCTGATACTCGGTCTGAAACTCCGGCGTCCACGGGATCGACTTGAAGTAATAGGCCTCCTGCCCCGTGCGCCGAAACCGGACGCGCATCTTGCCATGCCGGTCCTTGAACTCGGAGACGTAGCGGGGGAGGCGGCGGCGCTTCATCGCTGCAGGACCTCATCCCATGGGTTGGCCGGCGTAGCCTGATCCTGCGGCTCCCCCACCAGCACGACGATCTTGCCGTTGCGGTCGACCTCGACGCCACGGATCGGCACGCCTGCCGCCTTGGCGCCCTTCAGGATCCGGGAGACCTCGGCCTGCGTGAAGGTGGCCGTGCGGCGCTGGGCCATCATGCCACTCCCGGCTCGATCGGCGCGGGCGCGCCGATCGGCCCCATGTTGAGCGGGCGGACGTACTCGTCGCCGTCGTCGATGGGGCTCATGTTCTCCAGCCGGCGCACGTCGTTCGGGGAGAGCCAGCCCCACTGCCGGCCGGTGGCGTAGGCCGTGTAGCGGGCCGAGACGTCGCCGCGCAGCAGTCCCGCGAGGTCGTGCTCGATGTAGAGGGTGCGGCGTCCGACGTCCGTCAGGAGACAGCGCATCATGGCCGCCTCGACGCGGCCGGCGAGCGGGCCGATGGCGTTCTGCACCAGCGCCCGCGCCTCCTGCTCGGTGTTCGAGTACGTGGCCTTGTCGGTGATGCCGACGGAGGTCGGCGGCAGGCCGAAGATTCGCGCCACGTCCTCGTTGGAGAGCTTCAGGGAGGCGACCAGCTCGGCGTCCTCGCTCGACACCGACATGCTCTCCCACTTCACTCCGCCGTCGAGCACGAAGAACTGGCCGCGGTTCCGGGCGCCCTGCTGCTGCTGGGCGATCGACTCGCGGGCCATCTTCTTTTGCTCGGGGTTCAGGTTCATCGGGTACGAAAAGACCCCGGACGGCCGGATGACGTTGTTCACCTGCGCCTCGGCGGCGTCCCTCTGGCTCACGGCGAAGCCTAGAGCCCCGCGGGCGATCTGCATCGGCGACAGGCCCATGACGCCGTCGCGTGACGGGCCGCGGACGTGCAGCACCTCCTCCTGAAGCAGGACGGCCGTGCCGCCGGCGGGCTCCGAGACGCGGTAGCGCAGACGTCCGGAGGGCAGACGCTCCACCGTCACGTTGGCGTTCGGCAGGTGATAGAGCGCCGTCGGCTGGCCGCGGCCGTTGCGCTCGATGCGGGCGAAGGCGTTGCCGAAGGTGTCGAGGGAGCGGACGAGCGCCTCGCGCACCTCGAAGGCCGTCGCGTTCGGGTTCGCCTGGTCGTGCAGCACGCCGTAGAGCGGCAGGTCGTCCGCTCGCTCGCGTCCGCCGTCGGCGGTGCGGCCGAAGACGTGGAGCGGGACGGAGGCCATCAGCTCGGAGCGTAGCGACACGCAGCGGGCGGCGACGGCGAGGCTCGACAGCACGACGTCGGGTCCGATCGCACCGACCGGGCCGTGCATCCCAAAGAACTCGGCGAGGTATGGGTCCGAGGCGCGGGCGGTCTCCGCGCGCGTTTCCCGGCCGAGCAGGCGGTCCAGCAGGCCCATGGTCAGCCTCCGAGCGTCGCGAGATAGAGCCCGGCGAGCGTGCGCCGGACGGGGGCGCCCGACGCCGCGGAGCGGGCGTGGATGGTGGTGCCGTCGTAGGCCGGCCACGCCAGCACGACGGAGATCTCGTGCAGCGTGACGGCGCGCAGCTCGCGCTCCTCGCCGCGCCAGGCGTCGCCGCCTTCGGGGACGCTGAAGCCGAACGACATGCCGCCCAGGTCGCCGCGCTCGGCCAACGCCAACACGTCGCGCCCGGCCTGCGTCTCCGGCACGTCGAGGCCGAAGGCGAGACCGCGGCTGTCCTCGGACAGCTTCAGCGTGCCGCTGCGGGTGCGGGCCAGCACGCGGCCGGGGTCGTGGTCGACGAGGGCCAGAACGTCGCGGCCGAGCGAGCCGGCGAAGGCGCCGGCCCGGATGGTCTCGGTGAACCGGCCGCCGATCTGCGCCGGCGCGTCGAACAGGGCGGCGTAGCCCTCGAGGCGGCGGCCCTTGGCCCGCACCTCGATCGCCGCCGATCGGCGTTCCGGCTCGGCGGTCATCAGGCGATCCCCGCGGCGGCGAAAGCCTCGGGCGTCCGCACCAGCACGTCCACGTCGAGGAAGGCGTGGATGAGCACGCCGCCCTTGGAGGCGACGTCGGCGTGGTACGGGTTCACGAGGATGTCGACGCCGGACCAGTAGCCCAGCACCAGCTCCGACCACTGGCCGTAGATCAGCGCGTTCTTGTCGGTGTCGTAGGTGCTGGGGACCTGGGTCGTGGTCGCCACCCTCTCGCCGTGGAACAGCTCGGCCAGCGGGATCACGTGGCCGTCGGCGTCCTTGGTCTTTCGCGCCAGGCGCATCACGCCCGGGTTGGTGACGAAGGCGCGGGAGCCGGTGAGGTCGTCCAGCTCCAGCGCGGCGATCATCTCGGCCGTGGTGTCGGAGAAGTCCGCCTCCGGCGGCACCACATGGATACCGACGGTGTTGAGCACGCCGCGCGGCATGTTCGCCGTGCCCGTGCCGGCCAGCGCCGCCCGGTCGACCTCCTGGCGGAGGATCAGGCCGAGGTCGTTGCGCAGCAGGGTTTCGATCGCCGTGGAGGACTGCAGGATCATCCGGCGCGACAGCTCATATTCGCCGGATACGGTCTTGGGCGAGAGCGTCTTCTTGGCAAACTTGGGGTCGGAGCGCGTGGTGTTGGCGTGCTCGGCGATCCAGTGGGCGGAGCCGCTCTCGGCCAGCACCGGCAGGTCGAGGTTGCCAACGAGGTCGCGCAGGACGGTCGCGCCCAGGCTCTCGATCAGCAGCGCCGGCCGCGGGTGGTCCCGAACGGGCGCCACGGCGGTGGCGACGAGCGCGCCGCCCGGCCCGCCGGCGGGCGTGGTGGTGGTGACGGCTCTGTATTCCATCAGCACGGAGGTCGGGACCATGACGCCGCGGCTCTCGCGCCCGCGGGCGAGGTCCTGGTGCACCTCGGCCTCGAGGCCGGTGAGGCGGCCCGACATGCTCTCCTGCACGGCCTTGGCGAGGGAGTAGTTCCGCAGCTCGCGCGGACCGCCGTCGCCGTGGATGGTCTGCGCGTCCGCCCGGCGCTCGGCTTCCGCGAGGAACTCCTGCGCCTTGATCTGCTTGTTGATTTCCCGGACTTCGGAGCTGGCGCGCTCCAACGCGGTCAGCTCTTCGGCGGTGAAATCGCGGCTTTCCGATTTGGCGTTGTCACGAATGGCCAAGCCGGCCGTTTCGTGAGAGTCCCGCTGCTCGCGGAGGGTGTTGAGGTTCGGCATAGAAAGGTTCCTTCTGAGGGCCCGTACAGTCGTCACGACGTTCGATGCGTTGATCTTTGGTCAGTCTTCACCGCCGCCGCTGGCGGCGGCCTCGGTATCTGCTTTGAGGGTGGTCCAGATGGTCAGCAGCGTCTTGGTCGATACAGAGACGCTCACGCGCCGGTCGGCCGTCTTAGGGCCGTAGAAGCCCTGCTCCAGCCTGTCGGGGTCCTGGTAGAAGCGGCCTTCGAAATCGACCACTCGCTGGCCGCCGATCGTGCGGAACATTTCGATCAGGCCGAAGTAACGGCTGAAGGTGACCTCGACGCCAACCATCCGCGCCTCGAGGGCGAGACGGAACATGCCGGCCGGATTGCCGCCGGGATACTGCTTGTCCACGTAGAGCTTGAGAGCCACCAACAGTTCGGGCACGCCCTCGATAAGGCCCTCCAAGGCCTCGCCGAAGGTGCGGGCATCCATGACGTTCTGGATCGCCTGCGGGTAGTCGTCGTAGCGGTCGAGCTGCGCGCTGCCGGGTGAACCCCGTCCGATCTCCGTCATCTGCTGCAGGCTTCGGAACCGATCGATGGCGAGCGCCGCGTCCTTCGGGGTGTCGGCGCCGTTCAGCGCGATCAGCAGGTTGACGGCTTCCGCGACGGAGACGTGCGACGCGCCGCCGCCCCGCTTGCCCGTCGAGATGTACCCCGTCTCGCGAATGGTCCGCGCGATGTGATCGATCGTCGGACGATCGCGGCCATCGACCTTCGCCATTTCGGTCACCAGTACGGGAAGGGTCGCCATCAATGCCTCCTGAGCGTTCTGAGCGTCACACAGAACGAAAGGTGAGGCAAGCGTTATGTGTGCGACTCAGAATGGCTACGGTTTACGCCATCGCCGACACGGCCTCCGCCAACGGCACGCCCCACAGGAAGGCGGCTCGGATGCGGTTGATCTCGTCCGCCTTGGAGACCGCGATCATCGCCCTGGCCTTGATGCCGAGGCCGGTGAAGGTCCGCACTTCGGCGTCTCCGATGCGTGCGGCGACCCGCTCCAGCGCGCCCGCAGCCTTGATCCGGTCGCGGTCCGCCTGCTCGAAGCCGGAGGCCTCGAAAGCCTTCGCCTTGGCCGCCTCGAACTGCCGCGCGATCTTGAGCCGGCGCCGCGCGGTCCGTCCCGCCTTCGACCGCGGGCCGTAGTCCTGAACCTCGATCTCGAGGTTGCGGACAGTGGCGATCGTCCGGCTCATCCCTTCCCGGCCGCGGTAGAGGCAGCGCCCTTCGACATCGACTTCGCGCTCGCCGCAGAATAGCCGGTGGTCGTCCCGGCTGAACACCAGCTCGTCCGGCACGTCCGGCGCCAGCGCCTCATAGGCCGCTCGCGCCTCGCGCTTGCGGGCGTCAGCGGCGGCGAAGGCCCGCTCCGCTGCGTCCAGTTCGGGCGCAAGCGCCAGCAGCTCGGGATTCTCGGCGGAGAGAGCCGCCTGGGCCAGGACGGGCGTGAGGGCGAGCCCCGAGGCGGGGAGGGCGGCGGCAGCGCCGCGCAGGAAGCCGCGACGGTTCAGGGCGGACATAGCTCGGCCCACGGCCGGAACATGTGCGTTCGGCATCTTGATATCCTTTGGCGAAATCAATCAGTGTGATATATTTCGCTCAATAACGATGTTTCGTCAAGCGATAGAGATCGAAGTGAGCGAAATCACTCAAATCTCCGGTCGGCAGATTGCCGCCGGGCGCGCTCTGGCCGGTATTGGGCAGGCCGAGCTAGCGGCGGCGTCCCGGATCTCCGTTCCGACCCTGCGACGCATGGAGGCAAGCGAAGGGCCCGCCACAGGCCTTCCTAACAACGTGGCCGCGGTCCGCGCTGCACTTGAAGCCGCGGGCGTGTTATTCGTAGCGGAGAACGGCGAAGGGCCGGGTGTTCGGTTAAGGAGGAAATAAAATGGGGGCGCCGTATGAAGCTGAATACTATAAGACGCGGTACAAGCTGAGGGTATCTGAAGCAAGTATAATGTATTCAATAGATTGTTTCGGCGACGAACTTGCAGAAAAGCACGGATATGACTGCGACGGAATTGAGGCAGTATACTTGTATTTAATGAATAAACACAACTGGCGCGTGGACTATGTGCGGTCGCTGAATATATCCGATCTATCGCTTGCGCTGAATAAGGAAATGAAGGGATGGTCGTTGCCACATGAGGCAGTGGTAACGGCAAATCTCTACCGCTGAAGTCGCCGGAGCCTTTTATCCTGGTCGACTATTTGTTTGCGCCACCGCCAACCCGTGCGGTGAGGGTGTCGGCGTCAGATTAAGGAAAAGGTCGAATGGATGAAAATACAGCGAGAGTGATCGGTGCGGCTTTGGAGGCTGCAAGCTATCGGCTTCGAGGGGTTGCAGAAGATGAGAAGCTCGACTCCATTATTAGAGACGTCATGGACGCACGCGACGTATCAAAATCCGACTTCGGCTCTGTATCGATAATCGTGAGCATGCTTCTTGGTTTCGCCGACGCCGTTCGTGTGGCGGACCGAAACGGGGAGACAATAATCCCGATGCTTGGCGAAAAAAGAACCCCAAAAAGTAGGTGATATCAATGAGCGAGGATCTTGAGTTCTCTATGCATCGATTGCAGACGGCAATTGAACGTCAGATCGAGCAGCAGGAGGAGACGAACAACGTAATCCGCGCTTTAACGGAAATGCTCGGGCACTCCGTGACCGCGACGAATGACTTGGTCGAGGCGATCAAGACACCCGCCTCGGCTAAATAACCTCTACCATCGGTGTCCAATCCGCTTCTCCGCCATGCCTGGCCGCGACGCTGAGCGCCATGGCGAGCGCCACCAGCCCGTCAATCCGGCCGCGGGAGCGGGCCTTGTCGAGCTTGCGGTTGCCGGCCGGGTCCGCGGTCGCCACGGCGTTCGCGGCGTTCCAGGTCAGCACGGGGTGGCCGCCGTGCCGCAGCCGGCGCTCGGCGATCAGCCGCTCCAGCAGGTCCACCGCCGGCGCCATGTCCTTGTAGCCCTGGCCGAACGGGGCCATCGCGAGATCGAGGCCGGTGTCGGCGAGGGCCTTCTGGAAGGTGTCGATGCGCCAGCGGTCGTAGCCGAGCACGCGCAGGTCGTAGCGGCCCGCGAGATCGGAGACCGTGTGCGCCACGAACGCCGGGTCGATCGTGCGGCCCGGCGTCGTCAGCAGGTGGCTGCCGGTCTTCCACGCCCAATAGGGGACGCGGTCCTCCTCCTCGCGCTCGCGCAGCGCGTCCGCCGGGAGCCAGAAGAACGGCAGCACGTCGAAGGTGCCGTCGTCGTCCGGAAACACCAGCACCAGCGCGGTCAGGTCGCGCACGGCGGACAAATCGAGCCCGGCGTAGCAGAGGCGGCCCGCGAGCCGGTCGGCGTCTACGGCCGCCCCTGAGGCCATCCATTCGCTGGCCGTGAGGAAGTGCCGCTCGGCCGAGACGCGCTGGTTGAGGATCAGGTTGCGGAAGGCCGGCTCCTTCGCCGGCATGCGCCGCGCCTGGCCCGCCTGGCGACGCACCTCGTCGAGCGAGAGGAAGTCGCCGAGCGCGGGGTTCGCCAGCGCCCAGGACGATTCCTCCCACGGGTCCAGCTCGGGCGGGGTTGTGAAGAAGAACAGCCGGAACGAGGGGTCGTCGACCACGCCGGCGCGCACGCGCTGGCCATAGTCGATCAGGTCGGACATGGGCGCGACGTCGGTCGCCGCCTGGGTCGAGATCACCATCATCAGCGGGTCGGTGCGGGCGCCCATGGCGGTGTCGAGAGCGTCGAACAGGTTGCGGTTCGTCGTCTGGCCTAACTCGTCGTAGACCACGAAGGACGGCGACAGGCCGTGCTTGGTGGCGGCGTCGGCGGAGAGCGCCGCGAAGACGCTGCCGGTGGTGAAGTCCTCGAGCTCCTTCGTGAACCGGCGGATGTTGATGCGCGCCGTGAGCGACGGGCTCCGGAGGATCATCGCCACCATCTCGTTGAACAGCTTGCCGGCCTGCTGCCGGTCGTTCGCGGCGGAGTAGACCTCGCCGCGCAGCTCCGCCTCCGGCCCGACGAGGTGGCAGAGGGCGAGCGCCGCGGCGAGGCCGGTCTTGCCGTTCTTGCGGCCCATGGAGAGCACGGCGGTGCGCACCGGCCGGCCGCCGGCCTCGTCGACGGCGTAGACCTCGCCGAGGATCTCCCGCTGCCAGGGGCGGAGCCCGATGCGCTGCCCGGCGAGCTTGCCGGCGGTCACCTCCAGCGTCTCGATGAAGGCGATCACCCGTTCGGCCCGGCTGAGGCCCTCGGCCTCCCACGGCGCGGGCTCGGCGGCCGGCTGCGCGGTCGCGAACAGCTTGCCCTGGCCGAGGACGTCGTCCCGGTCGTGCACCAGCTTGATCGGATTGGCTCCCGGCCCTCGCAGTCCCATGGTGTTCGTCCTGTATTCGCTCGCGCCGGCCTGAAATAAATTTCCGAACTAAGTATATCCGTCTGTCCCACATCGGTCCGGCGGCCCTAGCCTCCGGTCCTCGACCCCGCCCCTCCCTGTCATCCGGAGAAGAATGGGTGCGAGGGGTCGATCGGGAGACCATCCTTCGACGAGCCTTTGAAGCGGACGCCTTTGCCGCCGGCGCGGTCGACTGCGTTCGTCTTGGTGCGATGGCAATCGGCGCACATGGACATCAGGCCGTCGAGAGAAGGGAACGGCTCGCCGCCGGACGCGATGGCGACGATGTGGTCCACGGTGTTCGCCACCGCGACGCGACCGAGCAGCGAGCACGGATGGCACATCGGCGCCGCGTGGAGCTTCGCCGTGCGGAGGCGTTGCCACGTGCTGGTCGAGTAGGGCCAGTCGGCCATGAGGTCACTCCGCGGCGTCGGCGTAGGGAGGGCGGTAGCCCGGCGGGATCGGACGCAGTTCATCGCGTTTGGCGTCCGCTTCGGCCTCGGCCTCGGCCTGCGCGACGAACGAGGCGTCGAACTTCCAGCCGATGCGTCCGATTCCGTTCTCGGTGAAGGTGTCCCTCGGAGGCCAGCGACCGTTCCGGCGGCGATGAGCGTTGGCGACCACGGGCCACCTCGGGTCGTCAGTCGCGATCAAGATCCTTCCCGAAAGCCCCTTGCTCGGGTCGGGCTGACGGGCGGCTTGGGGGGTAAGGGGGGTTCTTTGGTTAGATTCAAGGTTAGTCCGTCCCGCGGGACGGGGTACCCCCGTCTGCCGGGACGGGGTTCCGGGTTCTGACCCCGTCCCGCGGGACGGGGTAGACCCGTCCGCCCGGACGGGGTTCAAGGCCTCAACCCCGTCCGCCTGGACGGGGTCAACCTCCCCAACCCCGTCCCGCGGGACGGGGTCAACGACGTCCAGCGCGACGGGGTCGACGGTCGCAACCCCGTCCGCCGGGACGGGGTTCACCCCTTCCGGGAGCCGGAGGGCATAGCTGTTCGACCGGTGGACCCCACGTCCCCGCGCCAGCCAGCCGCCCCGTTCGAGCGTCGCGATCGCCTTCTCGACGGGCCGCACCGTCAGCCCAACGCCGGCGGCGATCGTGCTAACGGCGGGATCGCAGCGGCCGGTCTGGCGATTGACGTGAAGGCCGATGCGGACAGCCACGTTCTTCGCCGTTGCCGACAGCCCATCCGAGGCCAGTACGGCGCCGATCCAGGCGTCACGATCGACGAGCCGGACCGCGGTCATCGGCCCGCCTCCAACTCGCTCGCGAGATCGTGGAGGCGCTCCGCGAGCGTCTCCCGAGCGATCAGAAACCGCTCGGGGTCGAGCCGATCAGGCGAGATCCGGATGAGCTGACGAGCGATCGAGCGAAGCTCGTCCGAGGCCGCGGACGGCTGAGCCAATCGGCCAGAAAGCCCTTTCCGATCAGTGGGGCGGGGGAGGGCGGGTAGACGCCCGAAGTCGTTGACGAGCCGGGGAAAAGCCGCTTCCCTCGGCTCCACCACCTCCCGAACGTAAGTCCCAACGCCGTCGTCGCAATTTTAACGCCTTGGCGCTTGCTCGGTCGAGGCCGTGGCTTCGCGGTGGGACGGCGATCGTTCGATCGGCGCTTCGTCCGCACGCCCGGTCGCCGGGCGCGCGGGAGCGACGTCGACGCGGCTGGCGACGACGCTGAGGAGTGCGGCCATCGGCGCGGCGGGCTGCATGACGAGCTATAGCGCTGGAAAGTAGCGCGACGTCTTTTGGTCGCCGTCAGCGCCTGTCGCCGTAAGATCGGCGGCGTCCTCATGATGCGAAACCGTCCGATCTTCGGCCCCGTTTCTCGGCCATGCCGACCGACAGCTCCGGACGGCGTGACGTCGGGCGCCCTCACGACGGGAGCTTATTTCGCGGCCGCCGTATCAATCTGGCGAGAACCCGCCCATATAGAAGTCTGACGCGCTCATGCGCGTCCAGCCCGAAAGGGGCCCCTCCATGACATTCCGCCCTCTTCATGATCGGGTCGCCGTCCGGCGCCTCGAAGGCGACGCGACGTCCAAGGGCGGGATCATCATCCCGGACACGGTCAAGGAGAAGCCCCAAGAGGGCGAGGTCGTCGCCGTCGGTCCCGGGGCGCGCGACGAGCGCGGCGGGCGCCTTCCCCTCGACGTCCGCGTCGGCGACGTCGTTCTATTCGGCAAATGGTCGGGCACGGAAGTGCGTATCGACCACGTCGATCTCCTCATCATGAAGGAGGGCGACCTCATCGCCGTCCTCGACAAGGTCCCGCTCGCGCAGGCGGCCTGA